GTAAAAATATTGCTGTGACCGAGATAAGATTTCGTAATGTTTATCCTATATCTCTAGGATCATTATCTTATGATATCAAGGCAAGTGATGTTGATTACTTACAAGTGGCGTCAAGTTTTAATTATTTGAATTACGATATAGTACAACTATAATACAGGATGACTTTTGATGAAGACTTTAACATGGATCGATACGGCCGTCTGCCTCGGTAATGGACAATCAAGACAAGGCCTAGACCTCAAAAAAATGAAAGACTATGCAACTGTGATAGGTTGTAATGCTATCTATCGTGATTTTACGCCTGATATATTAGTAGCGTTAGATTCGAGAATGGCGCATGAGATATATCGTAAGGCAAATCTAAAAGACATGAAAGTATATCTAGGATATTGGACACCTGTGCCAGTGTTTGTTGCAAAAGAAATGATGAAGACGATGGCAGATAAGACTGATATTGTTTGGAATGATAGTGATGAGGTTGTTTATCATGGCGCCGATGGTGTATTCACACTTACAAAGGGACACAATTTAGGTATAACTTATGTGACAGGAGTTTCAAAAGGAGATGAGATAATAGATATTGAGCCAGATGTAGATAATTTTGCATATGCGACAGGCAGTCGATCGGTACATCTTGCTTGTGAGTTAAATGCCAAAGAGGTTTACATAGTAGGACATGATCTATATTCTGATACAGATAAGGTAAATAACATATATGCTGGTACAGATAGTTATGCCGATAAAGACGCATTGGCAGCTAGACCTAATAATCCAGATGAAACATTTAATTGGATACTACAACATAAGAATACATTTGATAAGTTTCCGAATGTTCAGTTTTATAAAGTAAATAAAGGCGAAGCAAAAACCGCTTCCACTATAAACGAATGGAGCTCATGTGCTAACTTAAAATATATAACACAAGAAAAAATGCTACAACAGCTTTACAATTAACCGAAAAGGTGATATAATATCCGTATGACATTAGAAGAATTACAACAATCAGTCAATAAAGACTTTAAATTAGATGATACTGAATTAGATACCGAATCAATAAACATACCATTATTACATAACAAATATTTAATACACTTTAATAAATTTTCTTTACTATTAAAAAAATCAGAATACGATCATAAAAGTATGATAAGAGATAAGTGGGAATATTATACAGGTAAGGCAGACCCTAGTGTGTATCAAGAAAAACCTTTTGATATAAAAGTTTTAAAATCAGATGTACATATCTATATGGATTCTGATCCTGATTTACAAAAGGCAGATCAAAAGGTTGCATATCTAAATCAAATAGTTAAGTATCTTGAACAAGTATTAAGAAGTGTAAACAATAGAACATTCTTAATTAAAAATGCTATTGAATGGAAAAAATTCACTAGTGGCGCAATCTAATGGAACATCAGCATATATTTCCTACAAATCTTTTTATACAAGATGACTTTCTAGCAAAACAAAGAATACCTGCTATGAGAGATAAGATACTATCTATGTATGAGAGAAAAAAATCTAACTGGCAAACAGGTCCTGATTTAGATAAAATAGAACCATTTGATTGGTTTGCTAAAGATATTAGTAGAGAGGTTTTTAAATCAATTGACGCTATGGATTATAAAGCAGATACAATAGAAATAACTAGTATGTGGGGTAATGTATTAAAACCTGGTGAAACACATCAACCACATACACATTCAAACAATTTTTTAAGTGGTGTCTTTTATATAGACGCCGATAATACATCTGGTATTACTTTTCAGGATCCAAGACCAGGTGCAAATGTTATACTACCAAGAAAAAAGAATGATCATATTGACAACGCAAATTTACTACATTATAAATCAAAAACAAATCGAATAATAATATTTCCTTCATGGTTAGTGCATTGGGTCCCTATAAATCAGTCAACAAAAGATCGTATAAGTATATCATGGAATATACAGATCAAAGGACAATTAGGTGAACGCCATGAATATCAATCAGGACAATTCTAATCTCATCATCATAGAAAAGAAAAACGAAGTTTACATAACGGTAGATTGCGAGTCGGATGTACAAAGAGAGATATCTGAATTTTTTACTTTCTATGTACCAGGTTATAAGTTTATGCCAGCATTTCGTACTCGTATGTGGGATGGTAAGATAAGGCTGTTCTCACAAAAAACAAAAGAGATATATTACGGTCTTTTTCCATACATCAAAGCATTTGCTGAAGAGAGAGGATATAATATAGTCGCTGGTAAAGACGTACAAATAGACAACAAGGTCGATAAAGAAACGGTAACAAAGTTTTCTAATAGTCTAGGTCAAAAGTTTGAGGCAAGAGATTATCAGATAGACGCAATATATCATAGTTTAAAATTTAATAGAGCGTTGTTGTTAAGTCCTACTGCGTCTGGTAAGTCTTTCATTATCTATGCTCTTATTCGTTATTACTCACATCTAATCAAGGATGAGTCTAATAATAGGACTTTACTAATTGTTCCTACAACATCACTAGTAGAGCAGATGTATACCGACTTTGAATCATATGGTTGGAATGTAAAGAAATATTGTCATAGATTATATAGTGGTTACTCAAATCAAACAGATAAAAAAGTATTAATATCTACATGGCAAAGTCTATATAAGTTGCCGAGAGAATACTTTAAGCAGTTCGGCTGTGTGTTTGGCGATGAGGCACATTTATTTAAATCAAAATCATTAACAGAAATTATGACTAAACTAGTTGATTGTAAATATCGAATAGGTCTTACAGGTACTTTAGATGGCGCTCATACACATAAGTTAGTACTAGAAGGATTATTCGGTGCCGTTAATAAGGTCACATCTACTAAAAAGCTAATGGACAAAAAGCAGTTAAGTAATCTGGCCGTGAGATGCTTGATTCTTAAACATAGTGAAGCCAATGCTAAAATGGTGGCAAATGGTAAATATCAAGATGAAATGGATTATCTAGTATCAAGTAAATCAAGAAATAATTTTATTCGTAATCTAGCACTTAAAATAAAAGGCAACACATTAGTTCTATTTCAGTTAGTAGAGAAACATGGTAAAGATTTATTTAAAAGTATAGAAGATAAAGCGGAAAAAGACCGAAAGGTTTTTTATATATATGGCGGTGTTGAAACAGAAGAAAGAGAAAAGGCAAGGGCTATAGTTGAGAATGAAAGTGACGCCATCATTGTTGCAAGTTATGGAACATTCTCTACTGGTATCAATATAAAGAATCTACATAATATAATCTTTGCAAGTCCATCAAAGAGTAGAATAAGAAATTTACAATCAATCGGTAGAGGATTAAGATTAGGTGACAATAAAGTCAATGCGACATTATACGATATAGCAGATGACCTACAATACAAATCAAAAGAGAATTTTACCCTAAAGCACTTTCAGGAAAGAATAAATATATACAACGAAGAAGAATTCGACTACGAGATACATAATATTAACCTAAAGGATTAAAATGGATAATACAGATTATCGTATGGTAAAACTAACTGATGGTACTACTATTATGGGTAGTATTACAGTTGATAAAGATTTCTTACGAATCACAAACGCATTAGAATTAAATACCGTAAAGAGAGAAACCGAAACTGGTATGAAAGATGATTCTACTTTAGCACCTTGGTTGCCATTTACAGATGATAAGACATTTGTAATTCCTAGAGATAAGATATTAGTAATTACCCAAGCGGACAAACACATATCACATTATTACGAAGTTATATTAGACAAATTAGAGAAGGCAAAAGAGAATGCCAAACCTGTCTTATCTGCTGAGGAGATGGAAAAAATATACAAGTTGGCGGATCAGATGGATCGTATGCAAAAAATTGACCAGAGAGAACCATTACAATGGTCGGAAGAAGACTTGATAGACTTATTCGGAAAGAAAACTATACACTAGAGATAGCAGCTAAGCTTCTCCCCAGCGACCTACATAGTCGAGTATAACATAAATCCTAGGACTGTCAAGCAATAGCAAAAAATATTCAAAAGGCTTTACATTGAGTAGCAAAAATGATATAATTGTTTTATAATCAAGAAAGAAAATTATGGAAAAAATAAAAGCTAAACTGAAACCACATTATGTCGATAATAAGAAGTTTCTTCAGGCAATGGTTGACTATCGTTTAAAGTGCCAAAAGGCAGACGAAAAGAAAAGAAGAAAGCCTGTTGTGACTAACTATATTGGTGAGTGTTTTTTAAAGATTGCAAACCATTTATCTTATAGACCAAATTTTATAAATTATACCTATCGTGATGATATGATATCAGATGGTATAGAAAACTGCTTACAATACATGAGCAACTTTAATCCAGAGAAATCTAATAATCCATTTGCATATTTCACACAAATAATATACTATGCATTTATCAGAA